CGGCGAATAGGAACAGGGAATGACTAATATCTCAGCATACATAGTGGAATCGTTTGTCGGGTCGCCGACACGGGATTGAGATTGCAAATATAAAGTTTGCCGTCGGACTAGTCAGGATGAATTCTGACATTCTTCTCGTAAACCACAAAGAGTATTCATAATCATAAAACAGCCATGGTTCCCTAAAGGACATGGTTGACTAGTAATAATATTACCGATGATAGGTTTTTATAACACTATCTGCTTTTTATAGTTTCTATCTATGTGGATTATAAAAAGTGCCGTTGGATCGAAAGATGCAATACTAAGTTAAGGAGGGATCGCCAACCGACTCCGTCGTAACTAGCGACTAACTTAGACATAGAGGCGATGAGCAAGGGACAGATAAGACAAGATATTTCTGTACAGCCGTTTTTTAATTGTCCTGGCAACAGGGCAATTATGGCTTCTTCACGGGACAGAGACTAATACTATTGACATATACCTATTAATGATATATACTTATAAACAAATACCGAATTAATTCGAAAGAGCAAAGCGATTGAGAATTAAGAGGGATTAGGTCTTTAGACCTTTAATGATGGAAAATAGAATTTATGCCAAGCAAAAGTAAAGCAAAAGGTAGTAGCTATGAAAGAGATTTAGCTAAGTTCCTAAGTGAGAAATACAATGGTAGCTTTGTACGTGTACCTAATAGTGGTGCATATATAGGTGGTAGTAATTTTCATAGAGCAACTAATTTAAGTGAAGGACAAGTAAGAGGTTTTAAAGGAGATATTATACCTCCTGATAACTGGAAGTATTTTAATTGTGAATGCAAAAATTATGCTGATTTTCCTTTTCACCATTTTCTACATAATAAAAAAATTCCTCTTTTAGAAGGTTGGATAAATCAAACTATGGAAATCGCAGAAGAAGGCGATGTGAATATTCTTTTTATGAAGTTTAGTCGTAAGGGAACTTACGTAGCATTTCAAGAAATACTATTGAACAAAGGCTGGAGAAGCCCTATTCATGTAAAATATAATTCTGAGAAATATGGAACTTGGATAGTTTTAAGTACAGAAGAATTTTGGTTATACAATACTGAAAGATTTGAATATCATTGTGTCGATGGTATTAAATAAACCAAGCAATCAATAAACCCATAACAAGACCTTTGGTCCAGGCAATCCACGCAAGACCATAAGCATCAACATTGAATTTCTTTTGCCAGTATTCAGTTTGTTTTCTATGCCATTTAATCATCTTTATCTCCTCCGGTAACATTACAAAGAATCTTATAGCCATCATAATAGCTAGGCATCTTTCCAGTTAGAAAAGCCCATTCAATGTATTCTTCTGCGGCCAGTTTCTTTTGTTCGCACACTTCAAGAGACTCAACTTCGTGTGGAGCCCAACCTTTTTGTGTAGGATAAATTTCTGTACCATTAGATAGAATAAAAATTATCACCATAAATACTTTCATACAAATATTTATGGAAAAAATACATCAACTTAACAACGTTGTTAAGTTAAACACTTACTTTATTTTGATTTAGGATTTTTCTTTCTACGAAATTTATAGTTCATTTGTCCTTCATCTGTAACAGCACCTTCAGGACATTGTTCTATTTTGCCACCTTTTTTAAGATATTCTTGTATCTGTTTTTCTAGGGCAATTTTTTCTAGTTTCTTTTGTTCGCTTCTTTTATCCATTTGAACCTCTTAAAAATAGCCGGGAAATTAATCCCGGCTATACTCGCTCTCGTATGAGAATACTAAAGATGCCTAGCTAGATGAGAGAGGTTGAGAGGAGACACTTGACATCTTTAATAGTTTAATAATAACAAATACCGAATAGAAAGTCAACACCTTTTTTAAACTTTTTTTATTATTCTAACCCCATGTTGCTTTTATATTCTTCAAATAATTCTGGATCTGGATTAGACTTGCCTCCAGTTCCATCTACACCAAAGTTACAACTTGCTACAAAGAGCAAACCTGCAACACAGGCATATGAAAAGAATTTTAAGAATTTTAGAAATAAGCCATAGGCTTCTTTTGCCTGCTCTTCGGCAATTTTTTTAACATCGTCAGACATGATAGTTCCTTATGTTGTTTCAGTAATTAGTTCATCTTCATTAGAGAATGATGTAAAGCCATTTTCTTTTATAACATTAAGAACATTAGTAACACGTCCATATAATTCATCTCTATGTGATATTAAGAATATTGAACGACTTCTATCACGTTGCATTTTCTTTAATACTGCAAGTGAAGATTCAACACCGTTCGTATCCATACCACTATCAATAAGTTCGTCTACAAATAATACGTTAATTGTACTATAAAGAGATTCAAATATATCACGGAAACTCCAACTTAATCCTAAGATAAGTCTGTTACGTTCACCTCTAGATAAATTATCAAAGTCTAGTTCACGACCTAATTCTGTAATTTCTACAGTTAAATCACTCATGAATCTTACTTCGTGTGGCAAACCAAGTTTATCAAGATAAAATTCTAAACGTGAATTTAAATATGATAAGTTTTGGTCAATAATCTTTTTACGAATAAAACTGTCTTTGTTTGTTAACAGTTTCATCAAGAAGTCCTGATGTTCACGATAAGATTGTAATGCATTCATTTTAGAATAATCTAATTCTTCCAAGCTACTTTCACGCATTTCTTTTATTTGTTCTGTATAAGGATCTTCTTGTTTCTTTTTAGTTTCGATTTGTTCTTTTAATACACTAACTGAGTTTTGATGTTCATATGCATCGTTTAGATTATCGTAGAATACACTAGGCTTGTCACCTAGTTCACCTACTTCTTCTATAACTTTCGTATGTGTATCTAATTTTGTATAGTTTTCCATTAAGTGTGATTTAGTTTCACCTAATAGTTCTTCTTTTTCTTTTAAAATTTCTTCTTGTTTAGCATCATGTACTTCTTGTCCACAAGCAAAACATTTGTGGTCTTTAATCTTTTCTATATCACTTAATACTCTTGTTTCTAAATCGGAAAATTTTTTGTTATCGGCTGAAATACTATCAACCCAACGTTGTGCTTCTTCTAGTTTAGATTTCTTTTCTGTATATTCATTTAGAGTTTGATGATTTGCAATTTCTTGTTTGATATCAACATGTGATAAAGAATTCAATGCATCTTCTAATTCTTTTAATTCTTTGTCATGTTTGTCTTGCCAAATATGTTGTCTGCGTTCTATATCTGTAATGTTTTTAAGAATACGTGAATTAGCATCTTCTATTGATTTTAAATTGTATTCTTCTTCTTTTATTTCGTCTTTTGTTTCTTTGATTACTTCTTTAAGTGCCTCTGCTTTACGAGACAACTCAGTAATACCTAATAATTCTTCGATTAGTTCACGTTGGTCATTTGCTCTCATACTCAAGAAAGGATCCGTGTATGTGTTTAGAGCAACAATGTGTTTGAACATTGCATGAGAAATACCAATAATCGAATCAACTTCGACTTGTGTTTGTCTCATTTCACCTTGTGCTACATCATCAGCACCATCGTTTAAATCTATTCCGTCTCTGATAAAACGAAATACATTTGGTCTACGACCACGTTCAATTCTATATTGACTTCCATTGTATTCAAAGTCAATCGTAACAAGCATGTTCTTTGCATTTGTCTTGTTAATTAAATTGTCTTTTCTGATATTTGTAAGTGCATTGCCGTATATACCAAAAGATAATGCATTGATAAGAGTAGTTTTACCTGTACCATTACGAGAACCGTCACCACCTAAATCTAAGTTGTTACCTAAAACAAGAGTCAAATTATCTCGTTCAAGGTCAACAGCCTGTGTGACGTTTCCTACACTCATAAAGTTTCGGATCGTAATATTTTTTATTTTTAGCAAAGTATTACCTCTCTCTTGCGAATTTGCCTAGTTGTATTGGATCTAAACTGATTTCATTTATATTAACATATTCTGGTTGTTTTATCAACCATAAAACTATCTCAGCAATGTATTCTGTATCTATAAGTTTTCTTTCTGGGTGTTTTTTCATAACACTTGGAGTAGTTAAACTGCCTGGTGATATCAATGTTGATTTGATATTAGAACCTCCTTGTGTCATATAAGTTAAGTCACGATTATAATTTTTTAATGCTTTCTTTTCTGTTGGATATCTCCATGTTCTTCCTTTGACACCAGTATCCGCAGTAGAACCAATATTAATGATATGTGCAGACCTTTCTTTTTCTACGCATTTAGAATATATTTGTTCCGCTATCATTATTTGATGAAACTTCCATAGTGCGGCGTTATTGATGAATATATCGAAACCGTCATTAATAAAATATTCTGCCAATCTTTCTTGTTCTTCACCTCGGTCTAACGACCAGTTATTGCTACGACTAGCAGTACGATAACTAATATTATCCACACTATCAAAAAGATTGCATATCGCTTTGCAAAGCCCATAGTATTTGTTCCCTGTTATTAATACGTATAAGTCTTTCATTATAAATTCTGATACAATTCTACTAAAATCTTTTTATTGAAACTTCCACCCTCATCGATAGAATTTAATTGTGAAATTACTATTTCATCAATCGTTTCAAAATGAAGTTCAGCACCGGTATCATCTTCATGTTGTGTGTTTTTCATTGGTTGTAATGATATATCTCTTAAGTCATATGCTTCAATAAATGTATCTTTGATAAAGTTTGCCTCTTCATAAGATATATCAATATCAAGTGTAATTCTTGCAGTTGTTTTTGGTAATAGATATTTTGAAGGATCTACAAGCAAGTCAGACAACGTGATATTTTTATATTTAGGAGCATCGGGCCATGCAAAGAACTCAGGATCTTTCCCCCAATCAAGGAACATCCAACCTCGTTCATCATCTCCTGCATCGGAGAAGTTATGTGGGAAAGCATTGCCCGTATATATCACGTTGCCTTTAATTTGCCGGTGATGAAAATGCCCTGAAAAAACGAACTCTTGGTTCGTAAACATCTCACTTTTTAAACCTCCATGGTCCGGCATTTCGACCATTGCGTTTAATTTAAATGTGGGAAGTTCAAAGTGTCCGAACATGTACTTACTTCGCATCTTCGGAATTTTTTTCCATTCATCACCAACCAGCCAACTGACAAATGTACAATCTCCTTCGGAGAGTACACTGTCTATCAGGATTATGTTTGGTAACTCTTTTGCAAACTCTACTGAATTTACGTCACGTGTTTCACGGTAAAACAAGTCATGATTACCTAAAATAAAATAAACTTTTTCAAATGCGTTGTTTAGTTTACGCAATCCATCTAATGAATACTTCATGGTTGATATATTAAGACTAGCACGATTATGATGCCAGTCACCACCAAACACACAAGTTTCACAACCTTTTGCTTTGGCTTGTTCTATAAACCAATCAATGAATTCATCACAATCTTCATTGTGTTGTCTTGCGTTGTTACGCATTCCATAATGGATATCAGTAAACCAAGCGGCTTTTTTGAAAAGATTAGTCATTATCGGCGTATATCTCTTTGATTGTCTCTGTAGGTATTTGGTCATCAGTAATACGTGTTTTGATTACTTTCTGCCAACGTTCCTGCGATTTCATTTCATGTTCTAACTGTCTAGTCCAACTTGGCATCTGACCTGATTTTTCTAATAAGTCATCACGAATACCTTGATTTTTCTTTTCAGTATTAAGAACACGTGTAAATGAATTGTTAACAGCCGCGGTATAATACGCAAATGGATTGTCACTTTTTGCCTCGTTAAATTGTAAACCAATTTGTGTAAGTTGTAAAAGTGCTTGTCCTCTCATTTCGTCAATATATGTATATCCACGCCAGTTACTTCTTTGAGAATAACGCTCTACTAATTTAATGTACATATTGGCAAGTTTTGCAGTTATTTTGCCACCCTGTAAATCAAATTCTTTGTTTTTATTATAATGTGAAATTCCAACTTCTCTAAATTTTCTTCCGTCTAGTACATAATGTTTAAAAGGTGGGAAGTTTAATTTTACTTTATGGTCAGCTATAGACTTTGGATTATTTTTTCTTCCTGGTTCGTCAGGAATATGCTCAAAAGTCATAATTCTAAAAACTAAATCGACTAAAAAATCTGATTGTCTTTTCTTTTTATCTGTATTAAGTTCCCAGGCTTCTTTTTGCATTCTATCTGCCCGGTTTTGTTTTGCTTGGTCTATCGAATCACGAATTTCTTTGGTATCATTAAGGATAATATCATATTGATGATGCTTATCTCTGTCTTCAAACCAGCTATAATTAGCTTTAGAAGTGTGAATCTGCCTCAGCATATCTTTGTTGTTTAAATAATTTTGACCTCTACGTGCCATGGTTTTGCTCCTAATTAATAGTACAATTATATACTAAATTGTAACCGGTTGTCAAGCTAAATATTTACTTTTTTAAACTACGAACTTTATATAACGATAAATACACAAAAGAAGGAGAATTTAATGTCCGAAAACTTATATGAAAGAGTACAGCCAGTTTATATTTCAGATCCTAGCGGAAGACTAAGTGCATCAGGATTAGGAACAATACAGTTTCCATATACACCTACTCTTAGTGTTATTACGCAAACTGGTTATAGTTCATACGATTTGACACATTCAAACTTTCAACAAAGAGCATTTGAAATGGCGTCAAATACAGAATTTAACATGGCGGCTCCTATTATTATTCGTAGTGAAGAAGAGGCTCAATCTGTTTTAAAGATGGGACAGTTTCTTAGAGGTGCATTGAAAATGAATTTTGGTTGGCGAGATGAAGATGCTGGTCTACCCCCTCCGGTGTTAAGACTTTACGCACATGGAATATATACAAATGTTCCTATACTTGTAAGAGACTTTACATGGAACTTAGACCAAGATGTTGACTATATCAAAGTGTCTTCAGGCGAAAGAGTACCAGTACAACAAACATTCGTTCTATCACTAACCACAACATATTCTCCAAAAAACGTAAGAGATAATTTCACAATGAATGATTTCTTAAGTGGTAAACTAAAGAATAAGGGGTATATCTAATGGCATATGATCCTACTTCTCCTTGGAAAAAGACTGCAATATTACAAGATAAAATATTGGATATAATGAATGATGTATTTCTAGAGGCAGATCCTTTAGATGAAATTTACGAGATACCACAAGAGTACAACCAAAGACCAGATTTAGCTAGTTATAAATTGTATGGTACTTCAAAATATTGGTGGATTTTTGCAAAGAGAAACCCTGACACAATAGAAGATCCTATTAGAGACTTTACGGCAGGAACAAAGATAGCAATTCCTAGCAAAAATCAAATCGATAACATGAAGTAAAACAATGGCTGTAAGAAGTGTAAGAAACAATAATCCAGGAAATATCAGAACAAACTCAACTAAATGGGTTGGTAAAGTTGGGGACGATGGCTCATTCGTTACCTTTTCTACACCTGAAAAAGGTGTTAGAGCAATGGCAAAAACTTTAGAGACTTATCAGGATAAACATAATTTAAAAACACCTGCTCAAATTATTGGTCGTTACGCACCGCCAAATGAAAATAATACTCAAGCATATATAAATGCAGTAAGTGAGGCCGCAGGTTTAAGCCCGAATCAAGAAATAGATTTAAGTGCAAATCCAGAAATACATAAAAAATTTATTGCGGCAATGATAAAACATGAAGGAGGCGCAGAGGCGGCTCAATATTTTAATCAAGGCAATATTATCGATAATGGTATTCGAATGGCTGTCGATGAAGATTTTGATAAAGCACAAGCAGGATTAGACGATACTGAGGCAAATAAAGCATATCTTGATGCACTAAGCGAAAAAGAATCAGAATCAATAGATGATATAGTAGAAGAAGAAAACCAACTTGATCCACAAGATGCTACTAGAAAAGTTTTAAATAACGCAACAAGTCTAGCCCAACTTATCGATGGTATGGAAGCCAGAAAGTTATTCTGGGATAATGAATTAGATAGATTTCAAAACTATACTTACAACATAGAATTGTTTTGTATAAATCAACAAGAGGCGGCAAAATACTTAGCATATGAAAACACACCAAGTTTATTAGATGATGTTGTTAATGATGCTTGGCCATCAGACAGTATTGAAAAAATAACTATTGCAAAAACAGGTGTAACTACAGAATTAAACATAACAGACTTAACTATAACATCACTTGGTACAGGAAGTAATACGACATCAAGAATAGCCGGTACGGCTAAAGATGTATCTTTTACTATCACACAAGTAGGCGGTACGTCATTACCTGATATGCTTAATAATACAGTTTTATTATGTGGATATCCAAACTTAGGTGCGGCAACTTTGTTTTTGAAAATAAAATTTATCGGATATGATGAAAACGACCAAGTTATACGAAACTTCCCTGCAACAAAAGTTCTACCAATTAAAATAAAAAAATATTCACAATTAGGTTCTGAGACAGATGCAAGAGGTACAAGTACACAATTAGAAGCAGTTGTTTACCAAGATGAAGTAGTTACAAGTACTGCGGTTTCACAAGTTGATTATAATTTTGAGTTTCCAGTAAAAGACACTTTAGATGAAACACTTCAAGAATTTTTTAATTCACTTAACGAAAGTGTAAAAGAAAAAGCAGTTATTAGTGACCCTAACTTTATCAACGAATATAAATTTGAAATGTCACCTGAGTTTAAACAAGAATTCGGACAATCAGAAATGAAAGAACCAGGCCATCCAAATATGGCATCAGGTAATAACGAAACAGACAAAAAAGCAAAGATAAAATTAGGACAACAAACAGGTGTAATGACACCTGGTATTTCAGTTTATAATGCAATAGAAAGTATAATATTAAATGCAAAACAAATAAGAGATGAACTTACTGAGTCTAAAGATAAAGCAACAAAACTTTTTAGAATTTTACCTCACGGTGAACCAAAGATAGCAGGATACAATGTTCTTAGTGGTAGTTACAGTTATATCGTAACGTATTACATAACACTTCAAAAGACTATAATTCCAAAAAATCAAATTGATAACGCAAATATAATTGCATCAACGGCAAAAATATTAAAAGATATATTTTTAGATGGACGTTGCCATAAAAGATATTATCATACCTATACAGGAAAAAATGACCAAATACTAGATTTTAGAGTCACCCTAACTGAACAGTTACAAAAATCATATTCAAAACCAGCTGATGCGTATATGGCAAATGTATTTTTAGATTCAATAGGAGACTACAGAAAAGAAATTGATAAAAAAGCGGATCAGAAATTAACAGAACTTGAGGCTGAGGCAAAAATATTACAAAAAGAATTTGATAAACAGGAAGAAGAAACAGAAAAACTTATTAAAGATTTTGGTGAGATGAACGAGAAACTAAAATCTAAATTTCTTAATAAACTCAGACAGTCAGGCATTCAAGGAAAGTTTGGTAGAGCCGATTCTAACCTTTTTAAAGATGCAGACATTAATCAAATTAAAAGTATTCTTCAATCAGGCGATACCAAAGGCGCCACTCAAGCATACGATGTATTGAATGATATACTAAAAGGCGAAGTAAGAAAAAACTTTAATACGTTGAATAATCAAGTTAGAGATGCACAACTAAAAACAAATGCGGCACAGAAAAAACTAGAAGAAAATCAAAAAGAAGATGATGATGTTACTAGAGAAGCATTGGGACATCTGTTATCTAATAAAGCATTAGAGGCTACAAGTGCTATAGGAGAAAGTTGGAAATCGTTAGGCCTAGGTGGTGAGGGCGATACCGGTATTGTTCTTACTGAGGAACTAGATAGAGAAATTATTAAAAAATTAAGTATTGACCAATTTAGTTCTTTAATGAAAACACTCGTAGAAAATCCAGTTAACTTTGAACGAATAACTAAACCATTACTTCAAAAACCAACGAAATTAAATATTATCAAACACCCAAATCAAGAAGAAATAGAATTAGCACAAGAAAAATATTATGAAGGTATAACGGCCAATCAGAGTATGATACAGGCTTCGATGACTATTAAAGGTGATCCTTTTTGGATTGAAACAAACTTACCAATTGAAGTAGAAAAAGGAAAGTTTGGCACAAAGAATACAAATGAAAATTTTAAAATGCACACTACTCAAATGAATGGTTACAATTATGTAGTTATTATTATTGATAAAGCAGAGGGAAACTTTTTAGAAAATTCAGATAGAATTGGCCAAGATGCGGCAAACTCAGACGGTATTAAGAAAACTAGATTAGAAACTATGATATATCTAGTAAACGAAATACAAAGTCAATTCAGTGGTGGTAGATTTATACAAACAATGCAAATAGTTAAGCAACCATCAGCAAGTACATTTAAAGAAGTCAAACCGACAATTTTCTCAGGTGTTGGTACACCAGTAAATTGGGGAATGGAACAAGAACGTTATCAAAATATTGCACCAGAATTAGGAACAAATGAGAACGTAACAGAAAAGGAAAAACAAAGTGCAGATGCAAGTAACATTACTACTCCAGTCGGTGCAGGAACGGCAGTAAATGAAGAAGGCGAGAAAGTTGTAGTAGATACTCAGGCGGCGGCAGTAATTGCCGCAAATGCCCATAGAGCAAATGTAAATTTATTCATTGATGCTCAGGGTCAAAGTAGTGGTATACCTTCAGAAGCACAAGCAAAACAACTTGCCCTAACAACTACACAACTTAATCATTTATGTAATATGGGTGAACAGTTTGCATGTGTAACTTTAGCTGAAGGCAGAAATGCAATCAGATCCCATTTTGGCAGTGCAGATGAGTCTAGAGATATTATTAATCAAGCAATAGATGGCGGTGATACTGTATCTGCGGCCACAGTTGCAATGTTAGATGAAACATATGAAGCCTTGGGTGAGGAAAGAATTCAAGATGGTGTAGTTAATATTCAACAAGACGATTTAGATAATTGGAATAATCAAATCAAAGAAGACATGGATAGAAGTTATTTAGGAAATAATGATGTTCTATTTAATCCAAATGAAGCAATGGATAGTTTAGAACCAAATGACAACTATGGACCTGCAGGAACAAAAGCACTGTTAAATGGTGATATAGAATTATCTAACAAAGGTGTAAAAAGAAGTAATATAGCAGATAGGAATGGAGTAATTAGAAGTTTTGGTTATGAAATAGAACCCAATACAATGACAGCCGGTGAACTTAATAAAGTATCTTCACTTAATGAGGAAGCAAACTCTATTATCAATGGTAGAAGTTTACATGATTTAAGTGATGAAGAATATTCACAAGTAAAGTCTATTGAAGGTACTATCAAACAGATGAATACCAACGCAACAACAGGAACTAGAGGCGAAGTTAGAGATGCACTTGAGGCTGAAAGATTAACAACACAAATTCAAAAAGATGAGGCAGAATTAGCAGAAGTAAATGATGATTTAGATAGCTGGTATTGGACTAAAAAGGGCAGAAGGGATGATGAGGAAAGAAAACAAGAACTGGAAAAATCTATTGCAGACAATAGAGCATCGTTACAATCTGTTTCTAAAGATCCAGTATCCACAGTAGTAACAACTACAGATGCAAATGGTGACAAAGTTTATACACCAATAGAAGAGGCTGTAAAAGTAACTGACCCTGAAATAACAACTATACCTGTAAAAGTAGGTGATGATAATCGTGTCGATGTTGTTACACAAGATGGATTAGAAGATTATAAACAAGAGGGTGATGCAGTATTAAGTGATGCCCAAGTTGCAGAATATAAAGGTGCTAGTTCAGTTTATAATCAAATAATAGAACAAGCAAATGCAAAACCAAGAGTACAATTTACTGATGAATTTGGTACAGAAGAAATTTTAGATTATTCAAATCTAGATCCTATAAGTTATGTAGATGAAAATGGAACTACTATAACTATACAAGATCCTAGTACACATTTTGGATTAGTTGATACAACTAAAGGTGCAAATGATATATCAAGATACACATTAAATAGTTCAACATTAAAAGACAAAGTTGCATCAAGTAATAATTTTCCAAATGTTGATACCGCTGATACTAGATTATCGTCAACAAATGCAAATGATTCTGATGGAATAATTCAAACAACAATAGGTGCAAATGATTTTATAATTGTAGCAGATGAAAGAATTAACACACAAGAGGATGGACCACAATAATGATTTCAAATGAATTTTCAGTATTATCAGATTTATCATGGTCAAAGCATAGAAAAGGTACACCAATTGGTGTGAAACTTGATCCAAAATTCAGTCACATACATGAAGAATGGAAAAGTGATTATCCTACCAGAACTGATATGCATAGAGCGGATAAAGTTTCAGATATTATTCCAATATTTGGTGATAGTTTTATGTTTTGTGCAGGATTACCTATACAACATGAACTTTCAACTTTACTGAATGCGAAATATACTGATAAACTATTTGTAAATATAGCAAGACCAGGTTCAGGTAATACAAGAATATTAACAAGATTAGAACAATGGGTAAACGATGAATTATCCAAGAAAACAAAAACAATAATAATAGGACTTTCATCGATGTATAGATTTGATTATTATATGGATACTGATAATCCAAATTCAATATCTGCACACAATTCCATATATAATTTAGAGTCTCATAAAATATTAAGAGCCTTTGACCTCATGCCACAAATGAATCCAAAAGAATTATACGATACTGAAAAAGTAGAAATGCAAAGAAAGATACAAAGCAACGTATCAAAAGTTTGGGCACATATGGTTGAACAAGAAACAAGCTATACAAACGTTTGGTTAAGAAATGTAGAGCCAAACATTAGAAGAATAGATTGGATAACAAAGGCCATGAATTGGGATGTAATATTTGTTAATAATCTCTCATGGCATGAAAGCATACATCCTGATGATAGAAATGTCTTTAATAAATATCTAGAAGATATGGATATACCACAAAGAAAATTTAAAATTGTTAACATGTGGGAAGAAAACAAAAGTGTTGAAGACAGATGTGATTGTGGTCATTGGGGTGTAGAAACAATTAAAAATTTAACAAGGTTAATACAAAAAGAATACGATGGAATCTAGAATAACAGGAAGTTACGCAAAAAGTATTTTGGCGTCTAGGAAACACCAAGAAAATCCTATACTAAAAAATATACAAGGCGGTATTTACAAAGCAATTACTGTAGGTGGATTTCCTGATCCTGAAGGTAGAGGAAGAATAGCGGCCTATGTTCCTACTTTAGGTGGGGATCCAGATAATCCTATGTTCTTTCAATATGCATCACCTTTTGGTGGTGCAAATGCACAAGGATCATATGGAATGTTTTCGGTCCCACCAGATGCTGGTATAACTATACTAGTATTTTTTGCAGAAAATGGAGACTTAAATGAAGGACATTGGTTTGCAGTTTCACAAGAAATACCAGGCGTAGTTGCAGGAGATTCAGGTAAAGCAAAATCAGATGGTACAGGACAAGGTGATGGAGTATTTACAGATGTTCCTTCAGCAAAAGTTAGACCTATATCAATGAGAGATGCGGTTCAATCAGATGAAGTTGAACAAGATAATTCAAATAAAAATGCCAACACTGCAAATCAAGGAATTTATTCAGATCCAATAAGAGGTCAAACAACTGCAAGTCCTCAAAGAGATGCAAACTACGAAACTACACAACATTCAAAAGTATATGGTTGGAGTACTCCTGGTGGAAATTATATTTCTATGGACGATGGTTCAGTAGGAGATGACGGTGTAATTCATCCAAATCAAATAAGAATTTCATCAGGATCAGGTGCACAAGTTATTGTAGATGGAACAAATGATTTTATATATGCAATCAATAGTTCAGGATCAGGTTGGGTAGAAATAGGAGCAGAAGGCGAAGTTATGGTATATGCTGAAGGTAATATGTCTATTCGTACTGAAAAAGATTTTAACTTACGTTCAGATAAAAACATAAATTTAGAAGCCGCAGAAAAAATTAATATTCGTAGTGGAGAAAATTTAAACTTGAATGTAGGAGACCAACTACATGCCAAAACAAAAGGAAGTATGTTCTTTGAAAGTGGTGGAGCAAATCATACAAAAGTAAAAACAGATATGTTTGTAACAACTGATGGACATTTACATCTTAATGGACCAATGGCTTCTATCGCTTTTGATATACCATTATCTGCACAACCAGATATGCAAAACTTAGAAGCAGGATTAATTGAAGATACAATTATTCCTAAAATACCAACACACGAACCTTTCTTACGAGGAACAAGTGCAACAATGCCTGGTTCATCAGGTGATACACCAACGCAAACTAGTGATTCACAAAAAGCAGGAAATAGTATTGCGAGTGATCCTTCAAGTGCCGAAGGTCAAGTAAATGCAGACAATCAAGCACAAGATTCAAATGAAGATGTTCCTGGTTTACCAGACGGAGAAGGCCTAGGAACAATACGAGCAAGTAATGGTGTAGGTTGTCAAGTTGCAATGATATTTGTTAAAAACTTTCAAGGTCTCATTGATGATTTAGAAGCAACAGGTTATGAAATTAGAACATTACATGGATATGCTAAACGAACAACAAGAGGTGGTAATAAACCTAGTTTCCATGCAATGGGAGCCGCAATAGATATTAACGCATATGCACCAAATGGATATGCCCAAAATGCGCCAGCTGGTTGGGATCCAAGTGGAAGCAGAGGCTCAAACTTTGGTTGTGATTTACCATTGAATATAGGTTCGATAGCCGCAAGACACGGATTAGGTTGGGGCGGTAATTGGTCTAGACCTTGGGATCCAATGCACTTCTCAGCCGCAAGTGTTGAACGTGGTGCATATAGATTAACACGTTCATATAAAGTTGCAGAGAACTCAGATGTTACTGGAACAACAACCGTGAGGTTAGCATAATGACATTAAAAGATTTACTTAAAGGATTAAAAGACTCGATGGATCCAAATTATTGGGCTGAAAAGATAGGCGAAAAATCAGGTGCTTACGATAAAGCAAGAAATTCAAAAATGAGAAAATGGGCTGATAGTCTTACAGGTTGGAAATGGTGGGCATGGCAAATAGTAGGCGGTTTATTATTTGTTGTTGTGGCAGAATTTTTCTTAAACTTATTAGGCTTAAGTATGTTGCCTTGGAGATGGTAATATGATATTTGATAAAAGAAAAGGTTCGTTATTAAATTATATTCAAATGCCGTTGAATGTTACAACACCTTATGGAACAAATCTAGGTACAGGATATAAAGAAGATGGCACGCCTACATACATCTTATCGCACATAAGACTTACTACTTTTCCTGTAGTTGATTTAATTTTTTCTTCATTAAGTAAAGATGCAATTATAGAAACAGAAACACCTATATTAGAATTAACTGATGATAATAAAATAGGTTATGGTTATCAAGTAACACCAACTGAAATAAAGTTTGGTTTTGTTACAGTAGAATCACAAAGAATAGATATTTCATCAGGTAAAATTACAAAACAAATGGCTAAGTTTATGTTAGATAAACAACTTAGAAATATTGGAAATGTCTTAGAAAGATTTGTAATTAAGGAATTAGCACAAACACAATTTGATGCACTATGTTATTATTTTTATAAACAGGGTGTAGATAAAATCGAAAATAACCCAATCATTGCTTTAATCAATAATGAAAAATGGTATGATATCACAGACGAAATTCAAACTAATATAAAAAAGAATAACGGCCAGTTTGATGAAAAACTAGCCGCTATGAAAATACGTACTGCTAAAATGTGGAGTTACGTTCCGGGATTTTAGAATTCGTAAATTGATTTAGTATAACCTCTTGTAGGCTCTACATTTACAATTTCAATTTTAGACTCAGGATTCATTTGAGTCATTAATTTTTGTACACGATATGCATCGTCTACACTTGTGTCTCTGGTAACATCTTTACCATCAACTTTTACCCTTACGGGATTTCTTAATTGTTCCTGTTTCTTCACAAAGCCTCCAAATATTGTTTATTGTTAGTTTCTAAAGTTACAAAACTACCAAAGTAGTTTTCAAAAGTCTTAAGAAGATTTATGTAATCTCCAGACTTCATTTCGTTAATTATTTTATCACCATCTAATCCTAAGTCACGACTAAATTGTTGAGCCGTACCTAAAAGATAAAAAGCATTTCCGTTAGGACCATCAAGGTCTATTACAAGTTCTTCAACTGATTTTTCACGAACAGCCATTATGTTAATCCTCCATCCCATCAAAATCGCATTGCCAATATTTACCGTCAAACCATGCACGTAGACCACCTAATGGATAATCTTTATGCTCAAAAAATATGTAAGGACGGCCACTTGCATCTATTTTTTGTTCTATGATATTGGCTTCTTTTAAAGGTATTAGACGTTCCTCACCAGTATCTTCATAATAAGCACTATTAAAAATTCGTATCATTATGCTACCTCTTGCCAACCAATTGATGCACAAACAAATTGTTTGCCATCTTCATTTTCAACTACGTCACTAACACTAACAGAATACATAGGAGCCAATCGCTCAATGTTTTCTTCTGGACCAATGTTACCGATTTCAAATACTTGTTCCATACTATCGGCAGTAATGTTTGATACATGAGTGTACCAATTATTGTCCATTGCCTTTTTAGCCAACGAACCTACATCATTTTTAGCAAAAGACATATCCAACTTAGTTAGATGCTTAGGAACACTATTATGTCCTTCAGCATTTACTTTGTCAACTTCTGCATCAGTAAGATGAATTTGATATAATTTAAATTTTTGCATTAGTGCCTCCTAATTAAAGAGTTGTACGTTCATCGCCCTCGATTTTGAGAACGCATTTACCTGTAGACAAATTATCTACGTTACCTACAAACTTACCAACAAGATGTTCGTATTGAGTTCCTTTTTGAAACCCACCTACGATATAACCTCGTTTCATGTACCAGTCACCTGACTTTTTACCTTTACGAATAACCTTATCAAGATACAAAGTATCCCAACCATCGGCATCGTATTCTTTTTGAGATTTTTGAAACTCAGATTCGAAATTATCATCACAAGGGAAGAAATCAAGAAAGTTTTCTTCAAATGCATTGTTAGAATCTGTAACTAAAGGAATAACAGTTTTAGCCTCTTCGGCTGTTTCTGCCTCAACAATATAAGTGTTGCCACCTTTGTTTTTCCAATATTCTGAAACACCATCCCAATCAGAATCATGTGATGCGTAGTTTTCACGAATTTGTGTTTCGATAACAAATTTACTCATATCTCTCTCCTTCATCATGATTCTAATATAGCACAGATCCCAAATCTGTCAAGTTTTTAGTCTAACCTAGACCCTGCATAAGCATTAAATCCGTATGACTTCATTACATTAGCATAAACTTGTGCGCCTTCTTCTTTGGCGTCTATATTCTGACCTGCATAATTTCCAGGATTCCACAACTGCCAGGCTTTACCTGTCCAGTCTTTCTTAAAACCAATAGATTCTAGCCCAGCCCTTTCAGCTTTACCTAGTTTAGTATTACCCTTATTTTTAGGATAAACAGTAACCCAAGCAAAACCACATGCAAACTGGTCTTGACCTTTTAAAACGTTATTGAAAAATGTATTAACAGCCGTAGTTGCTTTTGAACTGGCTTCTTGATGAACATCTGCGTATGTAGTCATAATCCCTCTCTTTCTTGATTATGTAACTACTATATCATGATTCTCGATTCTGTCAAGTTTTTGAGGTATTTATTATGGTCTTGATTCAAGTATTTCGTCAATTAACCCATAATCTAGCGATTCTTTAGGATCCATGAAGTTATCTCTTTCCATATCTGCATGTAATTCTGCGTATTTTTTCGCTTTAGAGTTGTGTTTGACATAGATATTAATCAGACGTTCTTTAATCTTCATAATCTCTTTTACTTGTATTTCCATATCAGTTGCCTGACCACCTGCACCACCGCTAGGTTGGTGTATCATATGTCTTGCATTTGGCAACATATATCTTTTTCCAGGAGCACCAGATGTTGCTAAGAGAGAACCCATAGAACATGCTTGTCCTATAACCATAGTCGAAACATCTGGTTTGATAAATTGCATAGTATCGTAGATAGCCATGCCAGCCGTAACTGCACCTCCGGGTGAATTGATATAAAAATGAATATCTTTTGATGGATTTTCTGCCTCTAAAAATAAAAGTTGGGCACAAATTAAATCAGACTGGTAGTCGTTTACTTCACCAGTAAGAAATATAACTCTTTCTTTGAGCAAACGAGAGAAAATATCAAAACTACGTTCTCCATTTGCAGTTTGGTCAATCACCATTGGTACTAAATTAGGCATAATATTATTTATACTCCTTAATAATAGTAAAAGTATAGAGGATTTTGATATTATTGTCAAGTTAAAAGTTCGAAGTTTATAAGTTGATAAATACTCTTAATATACAGAGAGAATTAAAAATGGCAAGATTTGTAGGTTTTAGTACTAAAAATAAGTTGGCAATCAATCATACACTAACAGGAAAAGAGTTAGTTGTTGAAGATTTGATGAACAATATAATGACACGTAAAGGTGAAAGAGTAATGATGCCTACATATGGATCTATTATACATGAATTAGTATTTGAGCCATTGACTTCTGATATAAAACAAATTATAGAAGATGATTTGACAGAGATAATTAATGATGATCCAAGAGTTATATTGAAAAGTATAAATTTATCAGAGTCAGACCATTCAGTAACAGCGTCTATATCGGTAGATTTATTACCAGAAAAAGAACCAGTGACTTTAACGATAGACCTACAGAGAGAATAAAATGAGTCAAAATAGAATAGATAACTTATTTGCTAGTGAGACATGGAGTTCGGTATATACTGCCTTCACAAACGTTAGCTTGAAAGCATATGACTTTGACACTATACGTGAAAGTCTTCTTGCTTATGTACAACAAACATATCCAGAAAAATTTAATGATTTTATTGCAAGTTCTGAATTCATAGCAATTCTAGACCTTGTTGCATACCTAGGTCATTCTCTAGCATTTAGAAATGACATGAACACACGTGAAAACTTCTTAGATACTGCGGAACGCCGTTTAAGTATTTTACGTATGGCACAGACATTAGGTTATATAAAAACAAGACCAATCAATGCACGTGGTATGATGAAAATCACAAGTGTATCAACTACAGAAGATGTATCAGACAACGAAGGCAATTCTCTCGCTGGTGTTGTTGTTAACTGGAACGATTCTAATGATGTAGATTGGTATGAAAAATTTATTACAGTATTAAATTCATCTTTCGATAAAAATACAAAAATTCAAGACCCTAGTGCATCACTAACAATAGGTAATATAGAAAACTATCTATATGAAGTAAATGAAAATCAAACTTCAAAATCTTTAGCATATGCATTTAGTTCGAATATAGCAGGTGGAAACAGAAGACTAGAAGCAGTACGTACAGTTATTGAAAATGAAAAGATTATTGAAGGTGAACCTATAGGTGCTAGAAACTTTACAATATTAAACCGAAATGATAACCTAGGTCCAGCAAGTGATAGAACAGGTTTCTTTGTTACTGCAAAAGCAGGACAATTAAAAAGTGAAATATTTTCTTACTTAACAAAACTTTCAAATAGAGTAGAAATAATTGATGACGTTAATATTTCAAACTCAGATGTTTGGATTCAAAAATTTGATACATCATCAGGTGCATATGTATCATCAGTGTCAAAAGTTGATAACGATACCCGTGAAACTGCGATTTATAATTCATTAAGAACAGGAAGTGGTGACTTAGCAAGTATACATACTAATACTGATAACTCTATTGAAATTAGATATCCTGATGGTGTATTTGGTAATGCGGCTTTTGGTGATTATCGTGTTTGGTATAGAACATGCGATAATGAGAACTATACAATAAATTCAGGCGATATTGAAAATGCAAGTATTTCTATTCCATATATTGGTTCAGATGAAAAAGCATATAGATTAAATTTAACTTTAGCAAGTACACGTGACTTTGCT